CAGCATACGAGTCAGCCGGAGAGCCTGATCGACTCCCGCTTGTCCGGGATCTTGAGCGAGTCGGATCTTCACGGCTGGCCCGTCGAGTTCGGCGACCTGACGGAGATGCCCGTCTCTTTCGTCTGGCGCCCACTGGCCGCGTCGAACGTCGGTGATCCACCATATCCCCTGCCCATCAACACCAAGGCGCACTCCGGCCGAGAAGTCGCCCTTGCCGGATGTCGCCGCCAAGTCCCATCCACGGCACTGCCGGAGGTCAGCTGGCGCGGCGTCGCTGATCCCGAGATTCGCGATCTTAAAGAAGCTGCCCTCTCGAGGTGTCGGGTTTTGCTGGTATAGCGATTCAAATCCGTAAGAGTCACCTGATCCGCTCTGTACCGTCCGGATGCGGTGAAGCGACTCCTCGTCGAAGCGACCTGGCCATAACGCCTGACCGGGATGCCGGCCGAGTAGGTCGCCCTCTTCCGCCAGGGCTGGCAAGCGTAGGATCGTCCATCGGTTCGGCTCGGATGCGATGGCTCGAGCGGCGAGGTCATCGTGATGCCAGCGGGTCAACGTGAGTATCACGGCGCCGCCCGGCTCAAGGCGGGTGTAGAGATCGTCGGTGTACCAGTCCCAGATCTTCTCCCGGTACACTTCGGATTCGGCCTCTTCGCGCTTCTTGATCGGATCGTCGATCAGGATCAGATCGAATCCGTATCCGGTCGGAGGTGTGCCGACTCCGCGACCGACCAGACTTCCGCCGGCGGTCGTCTCCCATTCGTCCGCTCCGGTCTTGTCGGTCATCGAGATCCGGCCCTTGGCGACGTTGCGGCTCTTCCGGCTGAATTTGTGCGCGACTCGTTCGTTGTACCCAGTGACCAGAATGCGCGATAGCGGATTACGCTCGAGCCGATAGACGGGATAGCGGATGGTCACGGTCTCGGTCTTGGCATGGCGTGGCGGCATAAAGATCGCCAGACGGTCGATCTCGCCTCGCGTCACGGCGTCGAGGTGTTGCGCGATCAGTCGGAGATGCGGAACGTCGAAGGTCCAGTTCGGCGGCGCCACGGATGGAAGGAAGTCGATGTACCGGGTAGCGGCTCGACGACGGGCCAGCTCGCGCCGGGCCAGCTCAGCGGCCGCTTGTGCTTGCGATGACTGTGGCTGGATGTTCGCCATTCGCGATCCTCTGGAGCTGTTCGTCGGTTAGGTCAGCATAGTTGACCGCCATCGTTGTCGTCGTCACATCCTGACGATCCCGGTAAAGATCCGGACGGCGAGTTTTAAGCAGGAAGATGGCCAGGGTATCAGACATCTCACGGGCTCGACGATAAGCGGCTTCCTCGAGACCATCCATTGCGTTAGCGAGTGCGGCTTCCCATTTAGCGCGGAATTCTGGATGAGCTTCGCGACGCTTGTACGCCGTACCGCGATCGATCCCGGCTCCGGATGCGGCAGCGGCCACGGAGAAAGTCGATTCCAGCAACGTCAGGAAGCGATCTTCCCAGTCTGGCTTTTTAGGTGTGGAATCGGTGGAGGGCCTGCTAGAGGCTTTGACTGGCTTCGATGGTTTGACTGTCTTTGCGGTCTTTGTACTCTTTGGCATATTCAACGCTCCTCATCCCGATCGGCGTCGGCGATGTCGCGACTTCCCGTCGCGGATCTGTTATTTACGGGGGACTCCTCCCAGTGGATTCGTCAGGTTTAATGGTTGTGGCGGTTCCGGCCTTGGCAATCCGAAGAGCTGTTCGACTGAGAAGGTATCAGTCGGCTGGTTGTATCCGGGGAACTGGCCTTGCTTGAGGATCGCCTTCTTGGTCGAAAGCTGGTAGTACGGTCGCCCCCATTGCGGCGAGTTCTGGCGGCCGACAAAGTCGAGCAACGTGGCGCGGCCGTCCTCGTATGCCTTCATCGCAACATTGCTGCCCAGGATGGCGCGTTGGATCTCGGTTGGCTGCGTGGCGAACCATTCCTCACCCTTCTGGAACTCGACCGACTGACCGCGCAAGAGCGGGGCCTGCGTGCATCGGCAACGAGGATGACTCTCCATCCGCTCATCGAGACTGTGAACCGATCCGGCCAAGGCAAGGCAACTCGCGCACGTCCGGCGGCTGAAGCTGGCGACCCAGACCCATCCTTGAAGGATGTCACGGTTCTGGTTAAAGGTTCGGGTTGTGGCTTCGCGATAGGCGCGGATGGTCTCGGTTCTGGCGATGGTCAGGGCTCGAGTCATATTGCCGCCCAAGGCATCGCGCATCATTCGCGCCGTTCGGGTTGCGCCATATCCGTTGGTGATGGCTTCGGTCAAAGCATTGGCGACGGCGTGTCCGGCCAGTCCGGGGAGCTTGCCGAGAAGCGTATTGAGCGGCGATCCATCAGCGAGAAATCCAACTATTGATTCGGTCGCAGCCTTGGGAAGTTGGCTAAAGCTGACCGTGAGTTGCGCATTCTCAGCGGCCATCTCGACCAGCTTGCCAGTATTGGCGACGGCATCACGGATGGCGGCGCTTTGATTGCGAATGATGGCGGACTCGACCTGACCGGCGATACGGCCGATCTCTTCGGCGATCTGCCGCTGAAGAGTCTGATATCGATCGATCTGGAATGCCCAGGATGGAGAGACGTATTCACCGGCGGCGCGGGCCCGTTCGATCCGGTCCGTCAGCCGTCTAATGTTCGCTTCCATCTTTCGGAAGCTTCGAGCATATGCCCGGACGATCGCTTCCGATGCCGTGTCGTCACGAGAGATCAGCGCATCCTTGAACCGGACCGCTGACTGGTATATCTCTCCTGGCGTTGGCTGTTTGATGGGCGGCATAGGGTACTAGTTGAAAGCGGATTCGCGAACGTCGAAGGTTGTCTCATTGGCACTGGCATATAGACCAGTCCCGATGAAGCGGACATTGTATCGCCCTTCGGCAGTTGGCGTGTAGGTCAGCGAGTAGTCGCCGACGGAGTCCTTGACCAGTTCGGCGTCAGATCCGTAGGTATAAGAGAGCGTGACGCCGAGAGGAGTCTTGATACTGGCCGTGACGATTGACGGATCAACATCCGTCCCGCCGTTCTTGAAGTTGGCGGATAGTCGGATGATATTGCCAAGCGCGTATTCTGCCATCTTTACCCCTCCCTCGTTCTTATGGGTCAGCGTGCAGACGTTGACCACAGACGTTGAGAGCGTGACGACTGCCCCGGTCAGGGTAAACAGTCGTTCACGCCATCTCTCGACTCCCCATTTGATTTTAGCCCATCGTGCCATTATCGGGGTCCTCTGCTGGCTCGAGAAGTCCAGCTTGTGATTTATCGCGATCGAACAGCCACGTGACAGCGAAGAAGTCGACCGCGCTGATTCTCTGGCCCTCGAAGATACGGCTCGATAACTGCGGATCGACGATCTCGATCTCCTGAGCCAAGACCTTGTTGAATTCATCCCAGAAGGCGGCGAACTCAGCCGGGTTCGACTTGTCGACCTTGAGATCGCCATCGACCTCTTTACCGTGCTTTTGCACCAATCGCACTCGCTGCTGCTCGATGAGCTGGTATTCGGCCTGAGCCGCTTGCAAGAATCTCTGATACCTGATGGCGGATGGCGCGTCGATCTCGAAGGTGGCGATCTTTTCAAGGATCGGCCAGTTGGCGAATATCTGAAGAAGTTTGATCTTCAAGCATTTCCTCCTATGCTTTTCTATCGTTGCTTGATGTGGCTGAGCCCAAGGCCGACGGTAACGGATTGGGCCCGATGGTTGAACAGGAACGCATCCTGAAACCAGAAGTCATTATACTCGACTTGGCTGAACATCCCCCATCGCTTATCGACCGACATTGGCAATGATCCTCGATACCCGATCCGGTATCCCCTGACCTGGTTCTGATTGCCGCTGGCTGGGAGTAGGCCGGTCACGTAGATATCGGCGATTGGAGATGGGCGATAGTGGGCAGAGATCAGAGGCTGATATTGCGCCTTGGCGTATGAGCTGTTCGAGTGGCGACTTGCCGACCACCCGCCGCCAATCCAGATGGCCGGCAGAACGCGCACGTTGACCTCTGCTTGGCTTCTCAGTGTCCACCCATCCCCTACATACCCCTTGGGCTCTCTGACGGCGCTGGCGTCAACGTCGAAGAAGATCGAGTTGCCGATGCCCATCACCCCGTCAAAGCCAATGCCGACTTGGGCCCCATTGCCTGATGCTGGCGATGGTGGAGACAGCCGGGAATAGATAGAGAACACATCCTGCCCCGTTGCGGCCATTGAACAGCCGAACATATAGACGGTCAGGGCAAGTATTCGAAGAATTCGAATAGTTCGATTATGCATTGGCAATCCTCAGCACGCGATATCCCGATCCGCCTGAATCGTTTGCCCCGACGAGTACGCGTTGAAGAGCGCCACTAGTCACATCGTAGAGAAGAAATCGAGTATGGCCCGACGTAGTCGATCCATCGACCTCGATGCCGCTATCGGCAGTTCCATTGACCCGGACATCCAAAACAGGCGCGGTAGGTGTCGCGGCTGAATCAATCCGCAGTCCTGGTCTTGATGCGCTTGCGCTGACGATATGCGCCTGTCCGTCGATCGTGGCGGATGATGGTCCGACGAGAAGCTGGCCAGCCGACGCTCCGGCATTGTTGACCCGGACCACTCCGGCCGCGTGTCGATTCAGGCCGATGTCCTCGGTCGAGAATCCACTACTCCCCCAGGCCAAAGTATATGCGCTGTTTATGACCGTGTTCCCGTTCGCGCCATTCCACGCCATAATTGCGGCAGCTGACGACGATATAGCGATCAG